AGTGTTTTTTGAGTTGCACTTACAGCTCTTACAGTCCTTGATAATGTATATGTTGAAGCCAAACCACTAGCTTCTGTAGTTCCAATTGTTTCAGTATCATTTGAACCAGTGATTCTAAAATCAATCGGTTCTAATGTTGAGAAAATAATATCAGAGTCTGTATCAGAACTTACTTCAATACCAGCATCAAACATACCAGCATGATTGTAATCAACTTTTGATACATCACCAGTTGAAACATTTACATTGGAAGTAAAAGTTAAATCAACATAAGAAGGAACGATTGGTTTAACTCTATAACCAAACATCTTAGCCATTGTGATTATATTTCTTCTTTCTTCAGCTAATGGTAATAACATTTCTTTATATTGTTGGTCAATGTAAAATGATAATACATCACCCACATACGCATTCATTTCCAATAACATCATACCAGGTGATGTTTCATTGAAATCACGATAGGTATCTGGAAAATAAGATTTAGCATAATTCATCAACGATTGTTTTAATGCTCCAAAATCTTTATTTAAATAATTTACATTTGATTCTTTAAAATTTTCTTTACCATATGTTGGCATTTTTTATCTCCAATTAATATCCACCACCACTTGTTGTATTTGATTCTGGTTCTGTTATATCACTACTAAAATCTAAAGTGATAGAATCCAAAGTGTTTGGGTCCTGTTTAATGTTAAATAATATCTTTACTCTAATTTCGTTTACTCCAATGTCTGTAGTGTTATCTCTACTTAAAACTTGAATATCTCTTACCTCAACAAAAGGTAACCAAAATTCTATTTTATCTAATATAGCATCTTGTACACCAATTAAATTTTCATTTGTAATATGTTCAAATAATAATGTCCTTAAATTTAAACCTAAGTTAGGTTGAAAAAATCTTTCACCTTCATTGGTTTGTAATAAATTTCTTATATTGTTTTTTACAGCTTCAATAGTGGTTGAAGTTGATGCAAAAAATCCATCTAACCCATCACCTCTACGAATTGGTAAATCAATACCAATTTTTACTTTAGTATCATTATCCTCAATATAAGGTTTCCTTGATGTATCTTTAATAGCCATTATAATAAGTCCTCAATATCTTCTCTAATTAACTTAACAGTTGTAAATTCTCGTTGGCCATTTTCATCCTCTACATCAAAATCATCCTCTGAATCAGGTGGTTCTCCAATAAATACATAACCAGTTGATTCTAATCCACCATCATCTTTACCTAAATCTAAAGGTGGTAATATTGAACCACCCTTCAATAGAGGAGTAACAGCTTTTTCTATTTCACCTTCTAAATTATCAATTAACGCACCAAGTCCAAGTGGGTCACCTATTTTTTTTAAAGTTTTTAAAACAGGTTGATATTCACCTAATAAAGTTTCTAATTCAACATTTACCAATTGTTCTGGTATTTTAAATTTTTCTACAACAACAGGAGCATTTAATTGTGTAATTCTAAACTCACATTGAGTTAAAAAATTAGCTATCGCTTCCGTTTGATAATGAGCTAATCTTTCTGAAAAAGTTCCATCTGATAAATCAGGTGGTTCTTCAACTCCAGCATCAGCTGATGCTTGTAATATCGCATCTAATAAATCTGCTTTTAATCCCATTGTTATTTTCCGTATTTTTGTTTTTGTTTTTCATCAGTTTTTTTTAAAACTTCTCTATAATCTTTATTTAAGAATTGTGACATTGGGTCACTAGATGGAACTTGTTGTGGTGATGTATTCATCATATCACCATATTGTCTACCAACTAATTCATTCATTCTATCAGTTGTAAACTCACTACCCCCCAATGTTTTCCATTCACCATCTTGAGCTGTTTCATTCAATACATCATTCAATACTGAATTATTTGTAAATGATTTTTTTTCAACTATTTTTTTAGGTTGTGGTTGAGATTCAATTGGTTGTCTTAATTCAGTTATTACTTCTTGAATTGCCATAGCAACTTCTTCTCTAACGATTTGTCTTATTGTTTTTCTTGTAGTTGTTTTCTTTTTCATAACTATCCTTGTTCTATTTTATGTTTTGTACTTGTAATGTTTAAAATTTTTGTTCTAATACTTTGTATGTCCGGTTCTATTGTTGGTAATGGTGATTGATTACCCAGTTGAGTCAATATTGTAATTGATGGTATTAAATCTATAATATCAGATAACACCTCTTGTAATTTTTCACCCAATACCATTGGCTCCATAGTAGCTTTATTAGGATTACCAATGTTTACATTTTTTGATAAGATATTTAAACTTGTATCTGAACCAATTGATAAATGTCTTCCAGCACCAATGTGAATATCTTTAATTGATGAAACAAAAATATCATCAAGTTTTGAATTTAAAGTTATTCTATCTGAATGTAACAACATTTGGTTACCATCATATCCATAAATAGTTTCTTGAATATCAGCTCCATTATTTAAATTAGATTGAATATCACCAATTGGATATGTATTGTTTTCAACACCATCCGAAGCTAATGTAAAACCAAATACTCTCTCATTTGATGATTCTTCTTCTAAAGCACCCTTGACATAACTTGGAAAGTGTTGAGCTAATGTCCCATTTGAAGTTATAGTTACTAAACTACCATCACCTAAAGTTTCAGAATAATTACCACTACCTCTATCATTTGAGATAAAAATATATGGGTTATTACTTCTACTACCAACACGAATACTATTACCGTGTCTGCCTTCAATCATATAATCACCAACAACTTCATTAATTATTTTTCCATAATCTAAATCTTCGTTTCTAAATTTTTCCAATCTACTATATAAAACTTCTTTATTAAAATTTAAACTTTCACCTTTTTCACCCCTTTGTGTATTTTGTAATGTATCTGAATTACTCATAGTTAATTCTTTTTTATAATTTAAATCATCATTCCATGTTGGACTATTATTAATCGTGTTTAAAGGCCCGAGATAATAATTTATTTTTCCTATTGTACATAATAAAACTGGATCTCCCTTTGATGGTACATCTCCGTGATTTCTCAATAGAGGAAAATATCTACTATCTTCACTAAAAGATTGTTGTCTTCTTTTTCCAGTTGTATTTGGAACATGTGATACAGCATAAATGGAGTTAATCGTCTGGTCACCCTTGTAACCAAATGACTCTACAGAATGTACAGCTTGTGCACAATATCCAGGTACGAATTGTAAAAATACAGGTACAGAATATTCTTTACCTGCAAATCCTTTTACTTTTTGTCCTGAGAATGTTGTAAATGTTGAACCCATTTAACTCTCCGAATATCCTTTTGAAATAGTTTTGTCTTTTATTGTTTCAAGTCTTTGACTTTCTTTTTGTAAATCATCAACTGTATCTTGAAGTGTTCCCATTAATTCTTCTTTTTCCTCATCACTCAATAACATTGATTCATCAGAATCACCTTGTGATTTAGAAATAATTCTTTGTAGTACACCAGCAAGTTTTACCAAGTGTTCATCATTTCTAACTGCAGTATCCATATATTCTTTTATAATTGGAGCTACCATAACCACATCATCTATGGTTGTAATGAATCCATGTATTTCTGATATTAACAAATCTATTTGAACTTTACGCTTTGTAGTGTTCTCATAGATGTCCTTTGTTAAATCTTGGAAAGTTTTTCCTTCAAATATTTCATTATTGTCTGACATATCATCTCCTATAGATAGACTTATTCATATATAAATATTAAATTTGTAAGAAATTGTCTGAAATAAAAAACCCACAATGAAGTGGGTTTAATATTTTAAAAGAATGAACCTGAAAAGTTATGGACTATTGTACCACTTTTATGATAAACATTCAATAGTTTTTTATAATGTTTTTTTAATACATTAACGACTGATGTTATATGAGCTGTTTCAACATCTGTCATTTCTCTAATCAGTATATAAATGGCTTTTTTATTAAAATTTTCAATGTCGTCTCGTGCTTTCATTAAATCAATTATAGCATATCCAATTCTCAAGTCTCTACTTTTTTTAAATATTGTGTTCATATTTGAATCAAAATATTCTATTATTTCATTTGTTAATGTTACAACATCAGATTCACCTTGAGTATCTGTACCTCTATGTCTATCTAATACTTCCATTTTATCGTGAGTTTTAAACTTTTTATAGTTATTGTTATTATGTAGAATCAAATAGTTTTTAGCCACAACTGAAAAATAACTAAATGCTTTTGAACCTTTTGTGTGGTCATATTTGTGCATATTCATTACCATAAAAGTTACCACTTCGTGTTTAACATCTTGAAATGGGTCATCGAAGTAAGTAAACTTAAATGTATTGATTATGTTTTCAGCTAACTTATCGAAAGCTGCGTGTATTCTAGTACCATATATTTGATTTCTTTCACTATCATCAGTTGATGAATTATATTCTACAACAGCATCTTGAACCTCTTGTCCAAAATAAACTTTACGTTTTTTCTTTTTAACTATTTTTTTAATTTCAGCTTTTACATCATTAGTTTTCTTTCTTGGCATCTTGTGTCTCCTCTTCAAATATCCCATCTAAAGATAATTGAATCTGTTTTAATTGTTCAAAGAAAAAACCAGTTTCATCATCTGATTCATAATGTCCTTTAGAATCTACAAGTTTCATTTTGTC